CCATCGGCAGCAATTCTTGATTCTGGAACTCCAAGTGCTCTATAAAGTTTCTTTTGGAAATACTCAATATCAGCAAGTTCTCCCAGATTTTGACCACCAGGAAGAGTTGTAATTTCAGTTCCACGACCACCTTCTCTACGAGGCAACCAGAAGTCTTCCATCATACTCATAAATTTACGATCATCACGGATTTCTCCGGTGTTCGCATCATAGACGAGTTTATTTCTATAACGAGACATGACCTCTTTAAGGTATTGCTCTGCTTTTACTTTGGGAAGATTGCCAACATCGATGTAGAAGATACGACGTTCTGGTGCTCTTGATAATCTATAGATGACCAGAGAATCTTCAATCATTCTAAGTTGATTGAGTGCCTTGATTGCTTTGTGAAGATAAGAAAGAACCGTTCCTTTATTACGATCCACAAGTCCTGACGTAACATAAGTGACAGAATCTTTTGCTATTTTGATTCCTTTACCGCCACCTCCTCCAGATAGAGAATTTGATGGATAACTTGGTTTTGGCGTATAGACAAAATATTCTTCAATTTCCGGAGACAATGCATTTGATGCATCTTCATCTCTATTTGATCTCAAAGTTATAGCAGTGTTCTTATCAGGTTTTTTCTCCTGACGAACAAACTTCATCTTCATTGGATCAATATATCTTAAATCTTTGATTCCTTCTTCCGGTTTTTTGACATCAATTACCTTCAAGTAATAGATTCTTCCGTCAACATACCAATTTCTAAAAATTTCATGAGACTTTGAATCAAAGTCCATTATTTCTTTGATTGTCTTAAATTCTTCTCTAATTGCTTTTTTTAATTTATCACTAGCATTTAGATTGCTGAGTTCAATTTCAATCGGTGAGTCATACAAATCACTCACAATTGCTTCACTAATAACATCTTCAATGGCACCATCCGCTTCTGGATGAAGTGCCATTTCACGATATCTTTTTATTAGTTCTGATTCATTTCTGTATGCACCTTCAATATCTACATAAGAACCATAAAAACTACTTGCAACAAAGTTATCAACCCCGTCCTCGTTATTAGCAGGAACGGGGGAAACTATGGAAGCAGATTTTTTTTCTTTGTCCCCAATAGAAAAACCAAAAAGTTTGGCCATATTATAGTAGTTTTACTCTGTTTGACTATTTAGCTGATGTTTTCACCACCTGCTGATGAGGAAGTTCCTCTGTATGCTTCCCACCACTGAACTTGCATTTCTACCGTAAATTCTTCGATAGTATCAGTTGTTTCATAACTTACGTCAATTGTAGAAATATTAGTGGGGAAAATATCCCAGAACTTATAGGATCTGAGGACGGAACCATCACGATCTAATTGCTTCACAGTAGCATCTTTTTGATATGCTTCCGGATCTACAACACCTGTTGCATCCGACATTTTGTTAATTGTATTCATCCATTTTTCAAAGGCAGAACGAAGAGCAAAATCAGTATCGTTGATGACGGTAATTGTCCAAGTTTCAAAAGTTCTGTCTCCGGCAATCTTTAAGATACGCCCTCTGAATGGAACATCGATAGGAGCAATAGTAGATGCGGGAAGAGCAGCTGCTTTCACAAGGAATCTTGCTTTCTGTAAGACATCATTATCAATTGCAACAGCATCCGGGAATGCTAATTCTACTTCAAATAGATTTGGTCTTGCTCCACCACCAGATAATCTACTTTTGAAATCACTAATTGTTCTTAGTGGAGTGGTGTTTAGTTGCTGACGACTAGGCATTTTTCTTTAAACCTCGTTTGTAATTAAGTAGAATTAAACAGAACCAATAACTTCTTCGAATGAGACACCTGTGCGTGTGGCAACAAATGTCAGACCAATGAAGTTAATCGATCTTGCTGGTTTGACAAAGATGTCTGCTACAAACTCATTATTATCTATAATAGCAGCAGTGTTGTTTGTCTCATCGCAGACAACAACGTAATCTTGAATACCTCTCTTTGCCGTTACATCACGGAGGAAAGGTTCAACAATATTCACGAAATTAGTTCTCGTGATTTCATCATTGAATTCAAACAATTGATCTCTAGCAGCAGCCTCGATGGCATTTTCCAGATAGATGAATAAGCGACGAACATTAATGCGATCAAATGCCGAAGACTTGGCAAGTGCTGTCTTGTCTCCGAAAAGAATGATTCCTGAACCAGCCTGGAATACGACTGGGTTAATTCTGTTGGAATACAGAACATCTCTTTGCTCTTTTGATGGGTTGTATGTAAGTTTAACTGCATTAAGAATGGCACCTCTAGCAGTTCCTGCCGGAGAGAACCAGGGGAAACTATTAATGTCAGTTCTGACGCATGTTCCGGCAATATCGCCGTTTAGAGGCACATAGCGGAAAGTGTCTGCAAATCTATCATACATGTACTTGTATCCACTATCAAATACAGCATAGGATGATGATGTTAATGGAGAGTAGAAACTCAGGACGTTATTAGTGATTTCAACATCATTATTAACGGTTACTGAACCAGCAGAAGAGTCATTTATGAATGCACCTCTATAAGGTGAAATAAATGCGACTGAATCTTTTCTAATGTCAGCAACTGCAATAACTTGTTGAGCAAGATTTTGCGCTTCTGTTTTACTATGATTTCCTGAACCCATCAATAAGAAATCTACGGCATAAGCATCATTGTTTTGGAATAACTGATATCCTGTTGACAACTTAGAAACAGTTGCTTTTAAACTATCAACTGTTCCGATTCCGGCAGCACCATTATAATCTTTGCCGCTTACCAAAGTCAGATCTTGTCTTCCAGTTGCACCAAATATAATTCCTTTGGCATTCTGATCCCAACCAAAATCACCCTGTGGTGTGAAGGCACCACTAAATCCGGTCGTTGTTAATCCAACAGGAGCACCACCACCAAAAATGAAGTTTGAGTTAGTTTTTAGATATTTTCTCCAATAAGCAGGAGAACCAGCAGAGAACTCTGCATCCTTTGCTTTGGAGAGATTCAAGTGCTTCTCAAGAACAGTTCCGGCATTTCCGGTAATTTTTCCATCTCCATCAAGAACTACAACATGAAGTTCGTCGAATCTTGATCCTCTTGCCGAAGCATAATCGGAAGTTCCTGGTCTATCAGCAATAACATTCCACTGAATAGTTGCTACACTGGTTCCAACACCAACATTATTTGTTGAAGTTGCAAGAGTCTGCTGATCAAACCAATCTGCTCGTGCATTAACGTGTGTGTGTATGCCAGCTGCTCCGGAGTTATTGACAATTGTAATGTTGTGTTCTGTACCAAACCGATAAATTCCGTTCTGCTGATAATCAACAGCGGTTTCTGTTCCTGCGGCAGAGACATGAGATACGACTTTAACGTATGCTTGTGCCCCCTCTACTTGAGTAACAATTCCTTTCAGAACTCCGTCAAGGGTTGTTCCTGCACCAACACCAGGAAGAACGCTGTCAATTGCCTGCGTTACACCAAATCCCACCGTAGCAATTCCTAGAGCAGGAAGTTCTAAAATTTGGTCTGCTTTGCAATCAAGAATAGCAACTCTAATTCCATTTGCCCAAGAACCGGGGTTTTTGCCAGTAACAATTACATTAGGAACGATATTCTCGTCATAACCCAATTCTTCATAATGATCTGTACTCTTAATTTTAATGCTTGTATCGGTATTACTACTATCGACAGCGTTCTTCAGATCGTCGTCATCTGCTCTTACAACTCTTAACGATCCTCCATATGCTAGGAATGATGAAGCAACCATCCAGGTCTCATATTGCTTATCAGAACCATAGGGTTGACCAAAGTTTAACAGCAGATCATTTTCGTTTCCGATAAGAGTCGGTAATTCTACTGGTCCCTGTGCGAAAGCACCAACCATTCCGCCTGTCTTATTGCTGGAAGCGTCAATTCTTCCTTGAGTAAGATCTACCTCTCTTACGACAATACCGGGAGATGCTAAATTTAGCGGCATCTTAAGTTCCTCTCTCAGTCCTAGTTTATTCTAAAAATATTTATTAAAACGGGTATTTTCATTGGGGAAACAATGCATGAACACTACCAATCTGGATATTCCCACACACTTTTTAAACCTTTATCTTTTCTTTTTTTCAATATTCTATTTTTAGTGCATTCCTTACATTCATAAGAATATGCCGATGGCAAAGTTCCTCTTCCTTTTCTTATCAAGTAAAATCCATCCATTAAATCTTTCTTCTGACCACAAACTCTACACTTTCTTTCATAAAAAAGAAGATGTTCAAGTTCTAGTTGATCATCAAAGTCCATCACATATAATCCCACATATATGATTTATCGCCATATTCATCAGTATGCCAACGATCTCCATTATTATCTACAAAACTACCACTATCCTCAAATCCATCGGATATAAATCCAAATGGAGCCATGTCCTGTTCTATTTGATCTCTTTGATCTTCATATAATCTTTTTCTTACATCCTGATCAGTCATTTCTTTGAAATATTCTTGTTGCACTAACCAGGAAAAAATAACAAGACACATTGCAAGGTCATCATTACATCCTTCCTCTGCTTCAAAAGAATTATGTTTTTGAGAAAATGTAGTTAGTTCTGAAATAATATCATAATCTACCGTAAGTAACTTATCATCCTCCAAAAGTGTTTTTAAATTAGAGCACCCTAATTTTTTAACTGCGGCAGTCATTCTTACTCCGAGTTGAGTTTTCTTTCCAGAAAATCCCTGTCCGACAATCTGACCGTTTCTTCCTCTCATGGAAGCCATTAAAATATTTTGATATTCTAAATCGTATTGAAGAATACTTGCAACCTGATCTCCAATATCATTTACTTCTATCATTAAGTATGCTTGATTATATGCTTTAGCAACATCAAGAATAATATTTGGAAACAACATTGGTTTTATTTCATTGTTTCTGTATTTGGCAATAGCTTTATATGGAAACTCTGTTGTATCAAAAACTATGAATGCAGAGTAATCATTTCCAAGTCCTCTTGCGACATCAACAGTTATTATATAATTATGCTCCTTTATTGGATTCTCATAGATATCAAGACCGGCATTTCTTTTTATCGGATCTTCATATACGAGGTTTCTAAGTTTTGATGGATTGATTAGTGT